CTACTTTGACATATGTTTTTTCATCATCGGGACACAGAAGATTTACTGTTGAAACTTCACCTACTGACTTGGCTCGTATTCTTAAAAAGATATACTCCAAATCAAACATAGGTATATCACTTGCATTGATCTTCTCAAATGTGCAGTTGGTAACAATCTGCCGTACTGCCCGAATGATGTTATCTTCATTGCCATCTTCCATGGCAATCAAAAGTATCTTTTCCTCTTTTACCAAAAATGGTCTATATACTAGTTTCTCCTTCGTTGAAGGTACGACCAACTCATAGGTTGGTGTGTTAATTACTGGTAAACTCATAATATTATTCTCATCTCCTCATTATATGAAATTAAAATCCTGCAGCCTGATCAGCCGGATTTGGTGTAGCCGGCGAAGGTTGTGCCGATGTGGCAGTAGGTGTACTGGCAGATCCAGGTTGTACGGGACTACCGGTACTTCTTATTGTTGGTGTGGGATTGCCATTTGGGTTGGTCCATGAACTTGCAGCCCCAGTCACACCACTAGGTGATCCGGTTGTCCCTGCCACTGGTGTTGTTTCACTTTCCCACCAACGATATGTTATCTCTACAGAGATAGTTTGATATGCTCCTGTGGCACCGTAAGAAAAATCTTGCGAGTTGATTGTCTTTGGGTATGCCTCGTGTATCGTACAGGTATAGGTAGTCTGCTCTGCTACATTTAGAGCCTCAAGCACAATCGTACCTACATACTGATTATAAAACTTAGGTTCCCATGTCTCTTTATTTACAATAAACTCTTGCCATTCTTCAAAGAATTTCTTTTCTGGCATTCCTTCTGTACAGATAAACGTCATGCTAAATGGTCCATAAGTCATACCCTGTACGACTTCTCTTTGTGGTCCGTGACGTAGCATGTCTGTGCCTGCTCTATGATTTTGGCCTGGGAAAGTCACAGACTCAGCCATCATGGCCAAGTCTCTTGGTGCTGCAGGACCGCCAGTAGCAATCGGTGGAAATACCGTAACTTGATATTTGTTAGGACGAGCAACACCCGAACCTTTTATCTTAGTCATAAATTCTTTCATTGCCATTACGTTCTTTTCCTTGTTTCAGACCATACAGTACCAGAAGAAACTGGACGTTTTTGATCCCACTTACCGGTGTAAAATTGTTGTACTGGTAATAGAGCAGCAATCAACATATCTTCCACTGGCAGACGTAGAAATTTAGATTGTACCCAAGCAGCCTTGTATTTTCGTACAATAGGTCTTGCCAATCCCAATCCCTTTATCTGTCTCCAACTCACCTGTACCTTGTTATTCTCTCCAAATGCCTCCACCAATATATCTAAAAGTCTTACTCTCATTGGTATTGATAGATAATGAAAGTTTATTCCTGTAAATCCATCTCTGTGTTTTGCTATTGGAATTGACAAAGGAAAGATATCATAGTATGGTAGTTTCTCTGCGGTCTTTGGGCGGTATGAAAACAAGTTCATCATACCATAATTTGGCTTTGCTGTTGCCGTTCCTTCATCTATATGTGCCTCTGCACCCATAGAGGTACCACCCAATGCCGACACTTTAGAACGATACCATCTGGTAGATAAGTCTCTACCCTCTGCACTATCCTTTATGTCATCAAATAAGCTCACATGACTATTTATCTACCTATTGGCAGCTCTTGACATAGATACCAAACTACTATATGAAGGTAGTTCGTCTGCGGTTGTTCTTCTTGTATTTGATAATTCCATGGTAGTCGTGTATGGTACATCTGCACTAAACACCAAGTGATGAGCCACTTTAGTAATCATCCAAGTGTTATTGTTTCTGTCTGATGGATAAGTTGTTTTACTGCCTGGGAGGCCTGTTTGTTGTGTCTCACCCGAAGCCATACCAATCTGTGGGAATTCTGCTGTTGCGTTCTTTCCTATTTGAAGTCCAGAGATACCAAACATCTCACACTGTATGCGTTGATAGTTCAGCATGTGATTTGTCTGTAATTTTCTGGATAGACTATGTTCTGGGTCTGTCTTTTTCCAAGGATAATCAGCTCGTCTTGTATTTGTATTGACGTTAGAAACATCTTTTCCAGAGGAAGTAGAAAGAGTAACATTAGAATCCGGCCATTCTGATATCTTTCTCCATGCAGGATCGGGTGGCCAATACACTGGTGTCTCTGATGCATGAGAATATAGATAATCTTTTAGATGTTTTAAGTAGTCACTCTTATATACATCAAATGATTTTGTATAACTGTTGTGTCTGATATTCTTACCTGCCCAGTTACCATCGCCAACTGATAACCATTTGTCACCGTCTGTCACAAAATCAAACTTAATACTTCTCAACATGGCAGCTGGATAATTAATAATAGAAACTGCTTCTGTTCCTGGAGCACTGACTTCACCACCTGTCGTTGTTGCTGAATTGTTCAGAGTAAAGTGTAGATCATCTGACATTTCTCTTTGAAGTGGTACAAAGAACCAACCACCATCACTTTGCTTATCTCTCCTGGCAGTTTCAAAGAATACAAAATCAGAATGAAATCCTTTGAACATAGTTTGAGCAGTTGCGGGTTGTGGTCCTCTAACAGTTTCGTTTGTTGGGCATCGTGCTTTGCCTGCCAGTGACAAGATAAAATCAAAAGGTCTCATGTTGGGAATAACAAAATGATGATGATCTTTTGTTTCAGTACAAGTTACTGGTTTCTTTGTAACACCCAAATCCTTTGTCATAACATCAAATACAATATCACTAATGAGCCCTTGATATGTTTTTGATAAACGAATACGGTCATTGGTTATCATCTCAGTAGAACAGAAATGCAATCTGTACGTTATGACTGACATTGTAGTCGTTCCATAAACTGTCTCTGGTGATTCTATTTCTTCAACCTTATGCACATATAATGGGGCATCATTATTCGTACCATAATCCACATAGAATTGATCGGCACCGGCAACTGTAGTACCAGCAGTGGCAAACTTCAACCACAATAGTTCTTCACCAATGATAAGACCGTTACGGATAAGGTTGACGTTATCGACTACTTGTAGATACCCAGTGACACCGACTTGCTCAATGTCCTCGTATACATGAACTTCTGACACTAGGGCAGATATGTCATAGATGGCACCCGCACCATGCTGAATCTTACATTCATTTAATTCAACTTGGCCGGGAATAGGTGCGTTGCCTGCTGAACTAATAGCTGCCGCAATAGCCTTTAGGCTTGCTATAATATCAATCATTATACTTGTGCTTTCAGTAGAGACTTAAATTCCTTGAGAAAGGTTGGGAGATAACCAGGAGCTAGTACCTTTATTTGCCGGCGAACATCATTGAGACTCTGTTCGTATTCATAGTTGGTAATAGGTGTAGCAGTAGGTACATCAGCAAGTTCTACTTTTATTTTAACTGTGGTGTTACCAGACGATTGTGATGTTTCATAGTGATGTATTCCATTTGGGTCTGAGTATTTGTCCTCTACAAATTTTTGTAGATTTCTTGTTGTCAAAGGCCACTCATAGTATCGGTCAAAGTATTTGTTAAACATCATTACTATCCAATGATAGTCTGCTTTACCATACAATTCAAATGCAACCGATTCTGGTGATTCATATTCAAAAACATCATACTCTGAAAATAGAGCTCGACGTTCTACAACAGATTTACGAACAGCCACTCGCGTTAGAATGTCTGTAACTACCTGTGCATTACCATTACCCACTGGATCATATGATATTTTTGGAAATCCTTTGAAATACATAATTAATATCCTGCCGCGTATGATGCTGAGTCTTGTAGTTGTAGTTCAGTAAATGACAAAGACAGATCCACTTGTACTGGTGCATCTGTCTGGTCAAACACATTGAACTTTTCTCCACCATAACTTACGTTCATGCTGGTCAAAGCACACTTGCCTATTTTGTGCAAATACTCATTCTCTTTACCCTTATTGTGAAAGGTAATTCCAAATGCCTTGGGCAGTTCATAGATACGAACAACTCCAGCCGCAAGAGTAGTTGGAGCAGAATTGACTTTGAAGAAATCAACAATCTCTTTTATTCTGTCTGAATCATTTGGAGACAGGGGCATTAGAGAAAAACTAAAAGAGAATGTTCTGTAAGCAGGGCCTGCATAAACTGCAAAAGACTCATCAAACATCGCCATACCTGTAGTGCCTTGAACAGATCCGGAGGTTCCAGTCATCTTTGCCGCAAGCAACTTACCGACATTACCCAACTCTAGATTTGTTGCCTCATCTTTAAATGAACTTTTTAAACTATTCTTAAATCCTGCAAGAAAACCTTCACCACCACTACTTTCGCCGCCAGCCTTGGCTGCATCTGCAATTGTGGTTATAGCTGACTTTATTACTCCTCGATTCTCAGTTTCCCAACCCTGATCGTATTGAGCACTTGGACTTGCTGGAATAGGAAGCCCGACACTTTCTCCTGTGGCTCTAAATGTGGTGTCACTGGCAGTAGATCCTAATGATCCATTAATATCAAACAAACTAAACATCATATAGTGTGCGTGTTCTGATGATATTCCCAATTCAGGTGGGAACACCTTTACACTTAATCTTGATCTGCCGCGTTTTGGTCCTGCCATAAGTAAGTCCTCTAAATAGTATAACTATTTATATGAATAAAAAGAATTACACCAAACGGAAACCTTACAAGGGCAAATTCACACCCAAAGAGCCTAGTAAGTATAAAGGAAACCCACGGAATATTATCTATCGTTCCATGTGGGAACGGCACTGTATGCGTTATTTTGACAACAACGAGAACATAATGGAATGGGCCAGTGAAGAAATAGCAATACCCTATGTGTCACCGTTAGATGGTAAAGTACATAGATACTACCCCGACTTCTGGGTAAAGGTTCGTCGTGGTGATAGTCATGTCATTCAACTGATTGAAGTTAAACCAGAGAAACAACTACGCCCACCTAAACAAGGCAAACGCAAGACTAAAGGTTATCTGTATGAGGTAAGGGAGTTTGGTAAGAATAGTGCCAAATGGAAAGCAGCAAAGACTTACTGCGATAAACGTGGTTGGCAGTTTAGTGTCTGGACAGAAAAGACAATCGGACTAGGGTAAAAAAGACCCCGCCGAAGCGGGGTCTCTCAATTTAGTTGGCTTCTGCCAATTTAGCAAAATAATCCAAAGTTTCATCATCGCTAGTTGTATCGGCCACTGGCTCGACAACTGGTTCTGGTTTCTTCTTCGGAGTATAAGACTCAACAGTTCCCGTTACTGATGTACCAGTAAGAGTCTTGTTGAGTTTTTCCTTCAACTCATCATAAGTTTTAAATTGACTTGGATCAACAAACTCTGCTAAACTATGCAACTTCTCAGTGTACAGTTTTTCAAGTCGTTCATCATCGCCATCAAATACAGCTGAAGGAGAATCAAACTCGGACTTATCGTAGTTCCAATAACCGTCCACCTTGCGGATTTTGAGTTTGAAGTTAGCACCCTTCCAGAGATCAAATGGATTCACGGGAGATTCATCATCAAATGCCGGATTCATGGCTTCGGTAATCTTATCAAAGATTTTCTTACCATAACGGAACAACCGGACAGTTCCATCGTTCTCGGGATGCTTAGGATCACTCACAACAAGAATGTTGGAGTAATATTTGAGCACTCGCTTCTGCTTTCTGGCAATTTCCTTATCGGATTCTTGACCACTGTTCCAGAGTTCAGTGTTGTACTCTGATACTGGATCATTCTTGCCAATCGTGGTTAGTGAGTTCTCAATGTACCAACCACCTGGACCATTGAACGCATGACTCCAAAGACGAACCCAAGGAAGATCCTCACCTGCTGGTTGGGGTAGGAAACGAATTACTGCATAACCGTTACCGGTCTTGTCCAGATCAGGTTTCCAGAGTCGTGCATCTTCAAAAGAAGATTGAGTAGTGGTGGAGAGTTTATTCAACTCCGTTTGTAGTTTTTCAAATGAGCCTGACTTGCTCTTTAGGTCTGCAAAAGACATATCTTATATTCCTCAATATTAATCGTATGTTAAATGTATAGTAGTTAGACTGTATAATCGCCTAACTATACTATTTATTATATCAGGATACCTTGGTTGTGTCAAGAGTATACCCGAAATAATGCAAATCTTTTTTGAATAGTGCTTGGACTATTTCGTATGTCGTTTGGTTGTAGTATTCGTGATATGGTTTCTTCCACGAACTATTGAATCTCTTTAGTGGGTTGTGTTCTATCTTGGTCATGTAGCAGAACTTCTCCCAGTCCTTCTCCATGTTTTCATACTTACCTATCCAGTCTACCATCAGTTCGTTTCTGTGATTGGATAGATAGTCGTGTTGGCATCCCCATCGTGATACCAAACTCTTTCTGGTGGCAACTTCTTTTATGACCCATTGTGTGAAGTCTACATTCTTAGGCCATGCAGACACTACAAGGTCAAAGGGATTACGAACAAACGAGGCCTTGAAGTATTCTGGTTCCCAGAATTCCGTGTGTCTACACTCCTGTACTGGTCTGTGTTGTATTCTATCTATGTGGTGTAGTGGTTGCCATCCACCAAATGTTTTGTTCGGCTGTGGTGGTTCTATGAATGGGTTTAGATACTTCGCCAACTCATATGTCATTGACGAACCGCCTGTCTTTGGAATGTGGAATACTATGAACTTATGTGAATCACTAACGAGCATTATCTAAACGGTGGTCCTAGAAACCAGCATACTAATGAATATCGTGTACCTTTTGTTACAGGGGCAACTCTATGTTCCATGTGTGATGGGAACACAACGATTTGTCCCTTTTTCATTTCAAGAGGTGTAATATCACAATTCTCCTTACCATAAGAAGCAAACTCAAAGTGGCCGCCTTCAAAACTGTCGTTGAGTAGTATTGTCATACTCAACTTTCTAACCTTGTCGTGAACAAATGCGTTGTCTGGTTGATTGTATTTTGCTAGATGGCAACCAAAACCATCTCTATGAAAGTTATAGAATCCACCTTTCTTGTATCGTGTTATCTGTGCTGACTCGGCAGATGTAATA